TCAACAAATAGTTCAACCCAGTCGCAGGCAAAGAACTAGTACCAACACCCGTCGGGGTACCCGACTGGGTGTTCTTCGTCAAAGCCGCAATCAAATCCTCAATAGTGTACATCTAGGTATCCCCCTAATCAGAACCAGGTTTGTGGCAACTGGATAACCTGACCACCTGGCAAAGTAATTTGCGACATCGGAATCTGCGGAGCCGTAACCGTACCACCACGATTCAACTTGCCGTACTCCAACGCCAATTCAAGCATCTGGTTGATTTGCGCCTGACGGCGAGCCGCATCACCAGACTGAATGCCCATTTTTGCGGCCATAGCATTTAACGCCAACTGGTTGATGGCATCGGCAGTCATCTGCGCACCGATATCCTGTTGGCGTTGACGCCAGTTGGCGGCCGCAGTTTCCGTACCACTAGCGAACTGACCAACATCACCTAACGCCGCATCCAACAACTGTTGAGTCAACTGCTGGGTAGCCTGAAGTTGAGCCGGGTTGGTTCCAGTAGCCGCCAAATAGTTAGCCATTGTAGCCTGAGGGATTGTTGCTGTCATTGGGTTCCATCGGAACTGTGCCATCGGGTCGACACTAGCAAGGGCGGTTTGAAGGTTTTGTCCAGCACCAGTAATTTTTGCTTCTTCGGCGGCACGAATTTTGTCGAACTCGGCCAGCAAATTCTGTGTAATTTGGTCTGCTGTTGGCATGGCCGGTGCAGACGGCACCGGCTGGATTGTGTCAACAATACCCCCAGTACTACCACCAGTACTACTACCAGTACTATCTCCAGTGTTGCGCCAACCTGGTGTCATAACATCCATATATTCGCCAAGTTGGTTCCAGTCAACCCCAGACAAATCAACCGGCTTATCGGGAACAGGCTGAAGGGCCTTAGCCGCATCGCCAATTTGTCCGGCAGGGAACGACCCAAGTTCACGTCCGGCAGAACCCAACGGCTCCACATACGCCTTCGGCTTGGGGACCGTTGGCTTGGGAGCCTGGTTCACCAGGTTGCCCAAAGCGGCCCAGTTAACCCCAGACAAATTGGGGTTGCGTGGACTGATGGGCACATCATATCTATCTGCGGGACGGAAAACACCAGTAGCCATAACTATCTCCTAAGAATACAAACCGGTAAAAGGTGACCAAGATTTTAGTTGCGAAGCAGACGAATAAATTTCCTGCGCTTTCGCACGGGCGATAGAATCCAGCACATCCTGTAGTTCCTGTGCACTGGTCTGCTCACTTAGCCGTCCCTTGGCAATTTGAGAGGCGGCATCCTGAGTTGCTGTTGCCAAATCTCGCTGTTGCTGAGAAGCATAATCGGACATTGCCTTGCGGAAAAGGCCAGACCGTCCTAAGCCCCGTTGAGAGAAACTGGTGACCCGCGGTTCCAGCCCCCTAGAATACATGCGGTTGATATCAGCCAACTGCTGTTGAGATTGACGGGTAACATTAGATACATCAAATTCGTAGGCGCGACGTGCAGTTTCACGCCGCCTACGGGCGGCGGCCTCCTGAAGGTCATAGTTAGGATTATAGAAACTGCTCATCAATAATACCCTTTTCGTTCAGTCCCGAACCCGAGTCGCAGGCAGGACATGGTAATACCCTCCAACCGTATGGGCGGCCCGGTCATTCCCCGACTTATCCAAGAAATGCACTGTCACCGTCGTATCCGTCTTAGAATCAATATGGTAAGGACCCAACTTCGTCTCGTCCCCCACATCCTTCTCAGTAATCAACACAGCCGCCGGGAGAAACCCGGCGTCATGTGTAATCACCAAATCCCCATTAGCGTCCGTAGTCCCATTAAACTCGCCCCACACACCAATATGCGAGGACAGAAAGCCAGTCAGCGACTCAAAAATAATCCTCAGGGTTCGGTTGTCCGGCCCATCCAAACCATAGACAGCCGGGTTTGTCCACGCACGCTTAACAGCCATCAGGGCCTCGTTCCACGCGGATTATACTTATAGGCCACCGAGTTCAAGCACCACGGATATCCGTCGTCACTGGAGATTTTCAGTTGGACCGCACGGGCTAACCCCAACGAATCAGCCTTAACTAGTGTTGAACCCAACTCGGGGTCATTCCAACCATCAAACGACACACCCGAAACATCAACCGCACTAGTGGAAACAGTATACGACTTGGCCACATCGATACCATTGAAGTTGCGGTACACATCCACATCCAATGTGACGGGTGTGCGTTCGCGACGCACAATCATTTCCGGTCGACGCCAAAACTTCTTTGTCACATAGTTACCGGCATCCAACCACGGTGTCACATAATACGAATCATACGCCGTGGGCGTACCATCCAAATCATCCGTATACACTTCGGGCACATCAAAATCAAACACGTATGGTTCATACGGGTGTGCCGCTACATAAGCAGTACGACCAGTGGAATCCAAGAAAGTAATCGGAGAAATATAACCGTAACCGTCAACAGTCTGATAGATTGTCCATGCCCCAGTTTTGCCGATTGTTTCGTTCCACACGAAACTGATGGTCGCACGTGTAGCACGTGACGACCCGGCATATTTGCGGTCAACCTGATTGTATGTTACCAACGCATCATCGTATGATGTGGACACTGTGTTTGTAGTACCAGTAGGCAAGGACACAAACAACTTCTTGTTTGCGTAACCCATACTGATTTCATCTAAAGCAGACTGGTTAATTTCGGCCGTATAAATAATCGGCCGAAGATTCTGAAACACATCGCGAATACCTTTGCCGTCATAAAAGTATACGCCCTCAGGGAACGAAAAGAAATAGATACCATAATCCGACACGGCCCACGACCGCGCATTATACGCGCCAACCTCACGGGTCAACTCCACCAACTGGAACGTATCATCATTATAGCCGTAGATGGCGTACACCGCACGCGGCTTAAAGATTACTATGTGTCCCGCAAAAGGTACGATGCCAGTAATGCCAGTGCCACCACCAACCACGTCAATATAGTCATCTTCCCTCCACGACTCGGGGAACAACGGATGAGAGAACCGGACACGGTTCGGATAATCCGTACCATCCTCACTAGTGTTGGCAACCCACATGCGGTCCTGATGGATGGCGACATGCTGTGACTTCGGCATGTGTGTACCCGTGGGTGTTGTCAAATCATTCTGCCACTGGCCAGTACCACTAGCAGTCAACGTCGTCAATGTGGTTTCATCCCACTTGCGTGGAGCATACCCATGCCCCAACACCATATACAAATAACTGGTGTCATCATCAGTCCAACTAGCAAACTCCGCACCATGCGGTGCGTCATTCGTCACACCCATATCCGTGAACGCACCAGCATCACAACGAAACACCTTAGTGTCCGTGGACAGAAACAGACACTGGTCCTGTTCAGCACGCCAGTTAAACAACCGTTTCGGATAGAAACTGCCGGACGCAATACCACCAATAGCAGACGTGTTGCGACGCTGGATGCCCAGCCGTCGTTGCACACCACCACGCTGGTTGATGTCCACGTTCAACATGTCAGACGACTGGTTGGCGGCCAACTGAAACACGTTGGCCTCAAGGTTCAAACCACCCGTATAATCATCGGCTTGAATAACACGAATCATATAGTGCTATCCCAGTCTGTCCCCTTCCAACGGCGGATACCCTTACCGCCCGCCAACACCACAGGCGCATACGACTGGGGACGCATAATATCACGACGCGCCAAACTAATGGCGTCAGCAAACGAACGCTCATACTCGTTAGCGACACCGATTTCTTCTTGCGACTGGTAGACGCGCGACACCACATAATACACTAGGGGCAAGTCGAAAGCATCAGGACCATCAGGTGAGGTACCGGCAGTCACCCAATCCGTAGGGTGACGATAGGCTCGGACCGTCAACACATACGCATCCGTAGGCCGAGGAAAGAAATGGATTTGGTCAGCCCAGAAACTAAAGAATGTCGGCCGACCCACAGGGGTGGCAGGCGTCAAGAACTGTGCTTCCGCTTCCGAATAGTCAATATACGACAACCGAATGTTATTCGGGTCAACAACACTGATGACTTCACGAATATCATCTGACGTAAAATCGTTAACCGTATATGACTGCTGGTCTGCAACTGTTGTCAGTGTGAACGATACTTCTAGGAACGGCCATCGCCGTTCCAAATCTACGATACGATTATAGCCATCCCGCAAATACAGTGTCAGCAAACTATCGGGGACATCGGTGCTATCTAGTTCGGTGATGTCGCGGACAGCCTGGAGGATGTCAGCCTTGGTCAACCGTGTCTGCGCCATCCTTTGTCTCCGTACTCTGCTCGTTCTTTAGTTTGGACCGCAGGTGACCGGCACAGAACTGTGTGCCTTTCGCGCGGATTGCTTCGCACGTGTCATCATTAGCGGAACATTTATTGCCTCGCCCGATATACGGTGCAGACGGGGGTGCAATTCGTGCGCCCTCGTCATACGCCAATCTGGCATTCATCGCAGGCCGACCATGCAAACTATAAGTTGGTACTGCGCCCTTGGGAATTGCCACTAGTGCTCCTAGTTTATTGTTTATTAACTATCTTAGTGAACAACCCCCCACCGGCATGTTTCGCCAGTGGGGGGTCATTCGCCGCTATCAGGCGGTGCGGCCCGTCAACTTGCCCTGCTTGGCGGCGTTACGGACCGTGAGGTTACCGTAGCACATAATCAGAGCGTAGCGGGCGTCCATGTTCTCCGGGCGGACGAAGTCCGTCTGGGCGAACCACTTGCCGGTGTGACCAACAAGCGTGAGGTACTTGGAGTTCAGGAAGAACACGGTACCGGCGGTGCAATGCACGTCGTAGGCAACCGGGGCGGCCTTGAACAGCAGGTTCTGGAAGCCAGCGTCTGCGGTCTTGGCGTCGGTGTAACGCAACTGCGGCTGGAGAAGCGACTCGTACTTCTCAAACAGAGTCTGGGTCGTGAGCACCATGTCGGGGTGGTCGTTACCGACCGACACCGAGTTGTATGCCGTCGACATGTCAGCGAGGCTGAGGGCACCAGCGGTGCCTTCCTCGTATGAACGCCAGAACTCGTTGCCAGCGGTTGCACGGTTGATACCACCAACGGTGCCAGCCGAGTCAACGATGTTAGCAAGACCGTTCCAGTCCTTGCCGGAGTTTCCGGTTCCGTCACCGAAGAACATCTGGTTGAAGCCTTCCTTCATCGACTCCTCAGCCTGCATAATCTTGGCTTCAAGAAGGTTGATGATGGCCTGCTCGCCGTTGTTCTTGGCTTCTTCGATACCCGAGATAGCGATGGAAGCGGCGTACTGCTTCCATTCGAACTCGGCGGCCGAGATGCCTTCCTGGGCGGTCAGCGACAACGTGTCGTAACCGCTGTAGGATGCGACCGTGGAGTTGGTGCCGTAAATCAGCGGCTCCACAATCTTGGTTCCACCGTCCACCATGCGGATGCGACCCTTGTCCATGAGGAAATAGGTGAGGGGACGTGCGGTGAAAATGTTGTCCGTCAACTGGTCGCGATAGTTCGCGAGTGTCGTTGACAGAAGTGCGTCGAAACTAGCGTTTCCTGCCATTTGATTCTCCTAACTAGAAAATGTTTGTAGGTTGATTACATCCCAGCCTGACGCTTGGCGGCAAGCCAAGCATCCTGAACACTAGAGATGCGCCCCACGGGTTCCGTACCGGCACCATTGGCGGACCCTCCACCAGCCACGAAAGCGGCCTGACGTTTCGCGTCCTCCACAGCCTTCTCCTGGTCGGACATTACGCTGGTAGCCTGACGGTATGTCTGGACTTCCCGCACCAACTTGTCGTAAGCCATCTGCTTATAGACAGCCTCAAGATTGTCAGTGCCCGCCTGAAGGGCGGCCGTAATAACCTCAACCGGGTTGAAGTCAGGGTATGTAGTTTGTAGCCGTGACACTTCGCGCTCTAGTTCTTGCTGAGCCTGGAGTTGTTCAAAACCAGAAATCTTCTGATTCAACTCCCACACCTGACGTTCCAGTGGGTCAGTGAACTCTGGCTCTGGCTCAGGCATCTGCTGGTTGGCGAACGGCTGGTTCGCTCCGTAATACCTGCCCAGCACATCCAGTGTTCCCATCGGGTCACGTTCAAGTGCGTCAGCAATAGTAGCGGCACGCTGTAAGTTTTCTCGCTGGGATGCCAACTCCTGTGTCTTGCGGGTATAATCCGCTTGACGCTGGTAGCCAGACACCGCTTCCGACAAAGGCACATCCAGTTCCTCGCCGTCAATCTTGACTTTAACGTACTTGTCGCCAAAGCCGTCCAGGTCGACGTACTCGTAACTGGGGGCCTCGCTAGTAGCGGGTTCCCCAACTTCCGGTGTGGCCGCTTGTCCCGAATCGGGGGCCGTCACATCAGCATTAAATTGTTCCACAATATCTCCTAGATACGAGAGTCCATAACGGTTGCTCTACTAATGGGTATAGCGTTCGCCCCAATAGGGCGAATCACATCATGGGCGGGGGTGCGCCGCCAGGAGGCATCGGCGCGCCACCCCCACCTTGAGCCAGCAACGCCGCCAAAATTTCGGGCGGCAAATCTGCTGGCAACCCTCCACCCGCAGGCGGAGGAACAGGACCAGGCCCCATAGGCCCAGGCATCAACTCAGGTGGCATCCCCCCAGGCCCACCAGGACCCGGAGCCGGACCACCCATCGGTGGCTCCGGCGGAGCAGGCTGAGCAATAAACGCCTCAGGGTTCTTAATACCAAACCCAACCTGGAGCACATAGGCCGCAAACTTAGCCATGTCGATAACACCAGCACCAGCGAACGGAGCCAATGCTTGAATCATCTCGGCGGTCTGGGCACGCTGGAACGACTCGTTATGCGGACGGGTAGAACCACCCACCACATCGAAGTCAAAGTCACCAGCGATATAATCCCGGTCGTAACGAATCCACAGCGGCTCGCCATCGCGGCCCATGATACGGGCCACCGACTCGCCAGTAAGGAACTGCTGAGTCAACTTCAACAGCCGCTTAGCAACCCCACCAATAGCCATCTCAATCGTCGCCAGTTTGTCGGCTGTCCGCGCATTAGCGGCATCCTGCATCAAACCAACTTCGGTGGCGGTGCGACGAATCTCCGATACGGAGCCACGCATAAACTCCGACACACCAGAAATCAGGTTGATGTCTGCTTCAATCATGGATGACTGGTTGTAGAATTCGGGTGGGTTAATCAATGCGGGGAACGGTGCGACGACATCCCCAAGTGGGGCGTCGCCCACGACCGGCACCATCACGTTATCCTCATCCGATTCCATAGCCGCACGACCATTAGAATCCAAAGCAGATTCACGGAACAAATATTTACGAGCGTATCGCTTACGATGATTCATCATCTGGGTACGTGTAGCGTTCAGTTCTCGCTGGAGAGGCTCAATGCTTTCTAGGTCACCCAACGGATAGAAGTGGTCGGGCACATCATAGTTGCGAATCATCACAAACGGATGGCCGAAAGCATACGGCATCTTGGTGGGTTTAATCAGGAATCCGTCACCGGATTCTGCGAACACGCTGACGGTTTCGTTCCGCATATCGTAGAACTCGTATACGTCTGCGTATCCTTCGTCCTTGTCGTGCACCTTGCGATGAGCAGGCTCATCTGAGGTGTACCGTGAGAACGACACAGGTGACACATCTTCGCGGACAGAACGATTGTATCGTTTGTCGGTACGGATGTCCTTGATGGGTCGACGTACACGGTGACAAATCCATTTGATGTTGTCCATGTTTGTGGCATCAGGGTCAATGTATACGTCGAATGGTGAGACTCGTTCTACGAACGGGGCGTCCTCAAGAACATTGTATGTGGTGGATGTCACATTTTCTGGTACGTTCGGGTCCGACACATCTTCGTCGGTACCGATACGTTCCTCCTCCACATACCTGTAGCCAACCTTCAGCCAGCCATGACCAACAATCAGAAAGTCCTTGACGGCAGTACGGAACTGGTCTTTGATGTTGCGGTGTCGCCACCAATAGTTTACCACAGCCTCAGCAATAGTGGCATTAGGTCCGTTCTCCGGGTTCACAGCATTCACCGTAATCTTCGGATAGTTAACCGAAATACTAGGGTAGATGACGTTGATTGTGGAGAACGCCATGTTCACCAGGATGCGGTCCTCGTCCGTGAAATACTCGTAATGTCGACCTTTATATAGGTCAATCAGACGACGCCATGTGTCGTCGAACGATTCCTCTTTACGCCACTTCTTGGAAGATTCAATCTTCTTCCGGTATCGTGCTAGGTAATCAGAGTTCGAAGGTCGCGCCATCATCTTCCTTCCACACTTGAGCCGAACGGCCCAACCAGTTCCATACGGCAATCAGACCTGCGATACCTGCCGCCTTAAAAAATGAGATGCCGAATACTGCCGAGGTCAACGGCGAGGCCGTGGCCCCAGCAACGAACGTAGCCACGCTACGCTTGAATGCATCACGGTAATCCATTACAATCCTTCTTTCAAATGATAGTCAATATGGTCATCAAGTCTAGTGTCTATGTGGTCCACTTTGCCTTCAATCCTGAGGAGAACCTTCTGGTTCTCTGCATGCTGTTGGGTATTCCGCTTATCGAATCTAGTTAGCCCCCACATTAATGGACCACCAATAAGGGCAACGACAATAGGAACCCACCACATACTAGTTCACACCCACCGCTGACCGACGGGCTGGGCATCAATGCCAGCGGCCTTGGCCTGAGCGACCTGAGTTTCCTGCCGTTGCTTAATGGTCGGACCATGAAAGTCCTCTTTACCGTGGGTGAATCCCAATCTGATAGTCTTTAGGTGACAGCCGAAACAGACCGCCCCACGACGGGGCAGGTCCTCATCAAACTCAAATGACTTGTTGCATTCTTCGCAGGCAATACTTCCCATAACAATAGGTCTTTCGTTCGTTATCGTGTGATACCGGCCCCATGCCGGACATTATAGGCCCCAATCGGCTGATTCTTGGGGGGTTTATCCTGCATAATGAACTGCTCCCACCAGGCCAACGTATTCCTAGGGATAACCTCCCCAGCATAATACTCTGGTAGCCACACGAACTTCAGCATCTGGTTGGCGATAGCCAGCGAGATAACCCGGTCGTCATGCGGCGACCCAGACATCCGGCCGTTCTCCTTGCGGACAAACGTCCGCAACTCCCCAATAGTATGCTCACAGCAAATATCCAGGTCCTCCTGCCGGATGGCGGCAGACAACTCGTCAATCATCAGCGGCTTAGAAGAAGCCGTAGTACGCCACCCCAGAATCTCAGTAGGCGTAGGACGAGCCTGGGCCAGTCTACGCTGGCGGTAGATGTTCTTGTAGCCGTACCGTTGCAAGGCCTTGAGGGTCGTCAGACCGTGGTTGTTGTTCTCCACGCCCACTAGAGCATTGTTATACATCCAGCCTAGTTCGCCGAGCATCTCACCGAACAAGTCCGGTTCGATACGCCCATGCCAATGAGCAACAATCAGCCCAGTCTTAGCGTGGACAACGTGGGCAGAACTATAGTCGCCATGCGCCAAACCCTCGGCTACGTCCGCGCCAATAGCATACACTCCATCAAACTCGGGGAACTCCCATACCCGTAACGGCCCATCCGAATACGGTTCAAAAATACCTTCGCCGCTAGCAGGGTCCACTTTCAATAGGCCAACCGTAGGTTCGGCCGCCATTAGGCTATTGATAATATCCAGGTCGAATACGGGGTTACCTGATTTGATGAATGCTTCCTCAGGGGACCGGGGGTATTCCTGATGCAACTGCCAGTCCGGCAGTGTGCGCTTCTTTACTTCGTACCAGTCTTGGTTGCGGTCGCCTGCATCCCAGGACCAGAACACACCCCTGAACAGGTTGGTTCCTGTTTGGGAACCAACCCACAGTTTATGAAAGAAGTTACCAGACCCATTAGCGGTACTTAGACAGATGACCCTACCGCCCACATCGGCAATAGGTTCAATAGAAGCCCACGCCTCATCGGGGTTCGGCAAGAACGCCATCTCGTCCACAATCACCAGATACACCGACTCACCGCGAGCAGGGTCATTCGATGACGGCAACGACTCAATAGCCGACTCGTTATCAAACACCATCTTCAACTGGTGGTCAGTCAACAAACGGGGGCCACGTTCACGCATCCATCCCGGCAACCAACGATGCCCATACTTGGATTTCTGAAGCAACTTCATGGCCTCACGCTCGGTACGACTAAGCATAATCACAAATCGGTCCGGCTGGAAATAAACCAGCCAGAACGCGTATGCCGCCGCAAGCGTAGAGAACCCAATCTGACGTGCCTTGAGAACCACACTATAGCGGTTCTCCAACCAGGCTCGCACCGTTTCACGTTGCGCTTCACGCATATCAAACATGATACGCC